GCGGATCGCCGGAACAGATGATCCCGTTGTCAGTGATGCCGCCCTGGACCGTGCGGAAAATCTGGTTCTGGTAGGTGATGTCCCGGTCGCTGCTGTTGTAGCTCCAGCGGATCGCGCCACGGCTGAACTGGTACAGCCGCACCGGCTGCCCATCCGCGAGCGAGCGTTCGCGGCTGTTAAAACTCATCGTCACGAACTCCCTTGAACGTCAGGGCGGCAGTTGCTACGCCCTCGCTATCAGTGACGTGCTCGATCTCGACCACGTCGGTGGCGGCGCTACAGAGCGCCATGAAACAAATGCGCGCCACTTCGCCAGGCTCGACCAGCCGGCCCAGGGCGGCATCGATGGCCAAGCGCTCGGTGTCGGCGTCCAGCTCGGTGCTGGTGAGGATGCGGCGGTGATAGACCGTGCCGTCGTATAGCTCGATGCGGATATCGCGACGGCCCGGCCGGCCGTTGGCGAAACGGGCATAGCCGATATTGCGCACGTCCAGCGCGGTGGACAGCTGCGAGACGGTGGCGACTAGGGTCAGGTCGTCGGCGTGGGTCGGCACCCATAGCGGTTTCTGCTGGCCGCGCAGCGCATAGACCAGGCTACGGAACGCCGACCGCTCGGCTCGGCCCATGCCGATCCACCGATGGCCGATGACGGGCAGCGCCATGCCGGCGACGTCGGTGACGCGGGGAATGGCGCTGCCGTTGTCGAGGGTGGACAGCAGGCGCTGATAGCTCGACGTCAGGTCTTCGCTTTCGTCCGGGCGCTGCTCCAGCACTGGCCGCTCCCTGTAGGTCGTCGCCGGCATTACCTCGGGCCAGGCGCTGGGCTCCATAACCAGGAACGACACCCGCGCAGACTGTGCGGTATCGGTCAGCCGGGTCAGCGTGGGCTGTTCGGTCAGCTGCGCGGTGCGTACCGGGTACAACCGGGAGCCAGTTCCCCAGGCGGCCTGGACGGGCCGGACCAGGTCCAGGCCGACGGCGGTCACCGTCTTGACCTCGACGACCTCATAAGTAAAAGCGTCCTCGCCGCGCAACATCGCTAGACCGCCGTCGCGGAAGTCGAGGCCGGCCGTGTCGCACGGAATGCTCAGCGACCCGGCCGCCAGCGGCTGGTGGAGCAACTGGATATCAGGCCAGATCGGCAGCGCCCAAATCCGCGCCCCCCAGCCGAACAGCGTCATGTCCAGCAGCTGCCGCTCGCGGTCCACCGCGTACATGTTCGCTTCGAACTCCCGGCGCGGCGCCAGGCGCATGGCTCGGCGCTGGGTCACGGCTGATTCGCTTTGCAGGATATTTGTCGAGGCGCTCAGGCGCTCGACGATGCTGTCGCCCCAGTCCGGTGCGAACGTCCAGGCGATGATGCGATTGCCAGTGATGACCAGGACCAGGTCCGGCTCGCCCTGGAGCTTCCAGACGATCCGCGCATTGACTACGGGCGGGCCGTCCGTGCCAATGCTGACCGTCCAGGTGCGTTCCTCCAGGGCGGCAAAACCCAGCGGCGGCGACGCCTGGCCAGACAGCGTGATGCCGTCTGCGGCTTCGCGGTCGATGGCGGTCAGCGTGCGCGGACTGAAATATGCGTTCCAGACTGATGCCGGTCGTATCTGGGTGCTGACGACGTTGCCCAGTTCCATTGCGGTCGGAATCAACCAGAGGCGGTTGTAGTAGGTCTCTTCCAGGGCGCTTTGGTGGACAGCCTGGTACGACGAATGGATCACATCTACCGGCTGATGCGCCGCGTAGGTGCCGGCCCAGGTCGAGGCCGCGACCGCCGCAAGGCTGATGTCCTGGTTCAGCTCCAGGGCGTCGATATTCGGCGTGATGCCGGCAACGATCCCCTCCACAGGCTTCGGCACCTGGAACCCCGGAAACGTCGCCATTACTCAAGCACCCGGAAGCAGTAGCCGACCCATGCGCTGGTGTTGCCGAAATCGCTGGCGGTTCCGCGCTGGAGCAGCGGGTACACGCGCCAGGTGTCGCTGCCGACGACCAGCGGATCACCAGGCGCGAGGAAAGCCATGTTGCACAGCCCAAAGTCCGGCACCTCGCCCACGTACCGCGAGCGCTGCTGAGCGCCGAACGCATAGATTGCGCAGGGCACAGGGGTGGTCGAGCTGTTCAGCTCGTTTGCGCTGGCGTCGATCAGCCCCACGTCGGGATGGTACTGACTGCTGTAGTTTCCGCGACCGGGGCCGACGACGCGCCGGGGGACGTTCGTTGTGTAGTCGAACGGCAACCATTCCGGCGACGGGCCGCCGTCGAGGCCGTCCAGCCGCAGCATGCAGCTGCTGTTGCTGTATTGAATGTGGTAGCCATCGAACGGATGCGACGACCAGTTGTTTGTCAGTGCCTGACCGGGGGTATAGATGAACGAGCCGCAGACATACTGACCGCCTGTATAGCCGACGCCCCGTTTGTTGAGCGAGCCAATCATCACCGGCCGGAACTGACCTGCCGCGATTTCGACGTGCAGGTGCAGATAAGCCGCCGTGGCAAACAGGTGGTAGCGCGTGAACGGCCCACCGCTCAGCTGTGCGACGGTCGGCCCCTTCGACGAATAAGGGTTGTTCTGCACCGAGTTACCGGGCTGCGCGTTCCACGCCAGGCTGTTATCGAACCCCGTATTGCCCGCCATCTGGAACTGATTGGCTCCGGCATTGAATGACCAGTACCCATCAGCGTTGTGACAAAGCCATTCCGATGCCGAGGCGCGGTCGGTGACCCAGCCGAGCGACTCGGCGTGGACGCGCACCTTGGCGAGCAAGTCGGCCGGGTTGTTCGCTGTTCCTGTGAAATAGGCCATGTCAGTCCTTCCTGATCGCGTAGAGCCAGGGGTTGCCCGAGCGCCAGGCGGTTTGGAAAACAACGTGGTCCACTCCGTCCTCGACAATCACGTCCTCGGCGCCGGAGTTGAGCGTTGGCACGTAGAAAGCGCCGTCGAAGTCGCCCAGGTTTCGGCGACCCTCGGTTTCGCGGGTGACGAACGACAGCGCCTTGAGCGGGAACTTCCCGAATGAATCCCGCAGTTGTTTGACCACGGTGTCACTGCTGCCCGCATAACGGCCGCAGCCCAGCGGGAGGAGCGTCCGATTGTTGTAGTCGGACTCGTTGGCAGCCCCTCCGTCTACAGTGAAACCGAGCCAGCGCCCGGCGGGATCGCGGAGATAGCAGCTTCGCTCATAGGGGCTGCTGATGCCTCGGTGCCGGTCACTCACATCGGACCAGCGCACAGCGACGTCCCCGCGATACGACCCGACTACAGCAAGCGGGTACGGATACTGCGACGGCGGACAGGGTGGCAGGATGAAGCCGGCGCCGGCCGACTCGTAGATCGTGCTGACTTTCACGACGACCCAGAAGCGCCGGCCGTTGGCGAAGAACCAGTACGGCATGGGCTGGTTCCACAGCAGCGCCTGGACCCGCGGACTGTAGTTGGCAAACGCGGTCCAGAAATCGCCACCGGGCGGGATCGCTCCAGCATTGAACGCCGTACCGCCCATGAAGCGCAGGTTGTAGTAGTCCAGTGCCGTATCGCCGTAGCTCTGAATCCCCATATAGATACTGTCGGTGCCGCCCAGGCCGGGGGCGCGCAGCGTTACCTGGCGCACGGCTATCGCAGTGCCGGACGCGGGGATGCTGTTGTCGAAAACCTTCTCGTAAGCCTGCCCAGCCGCGACCAGGTCGGGGTTCGCAGTGAGGAACTGGACGAGGCGCTCGACCAGGTTCTGGTGGTTCGTGGCGGTGCCGAATTCGGTGGCCATGGGACTCCTAGATAATCTGCTTGACGGCCTGGCGGTTCTTGTTCAGCCAGACCAAGAAGTGTTCGCCGCCTTTGCCGGCCCACATTTCGGCCGCCATCTGATCCGTGTCCTGAACGGCGTGCAGGTAGATCGAGTTGGCGACCGAGGTACTGAAGTTCTTGGATGGTTCGGGCAGGTTCGCGCCAGCACGGACGGGGGCCGGCAGGTTGGGGGCGGGAGTGCCGATCTGCCCGCCGGTTGCGTGACGGACAGGGTTTGCCCAGCCGGCCAGCGCGGCCATGCCGTAGCGGTTGAACTGTTCGAGAAATGCCAGGGCGCCGGGCTGTCGTACAACGGCGGCGCGGGTCATGAACTCGTCGTTGGATGCCAGAATCGGGATACTGTCGCTGGTGCCTGTTCCTGGCCCCTTGATGTGCCCACCGGAGGCGAAACCGAATATGCCGGCGATGGAGGACAACCAACTGCCGCCGCCCGCTGCCGCTCCGGCCGCACCCGCACCACCCGCAGCAGCGCCCAGCCCTTGGACGCCATTGGCGGCTGCCAGCGACGCAGCGGCCGCTTGGATAGCAGCGGCCCCGGTCAGCAGCGTTCCTCCGGCCGCAGCCAGAGCCCCCGCAGCCGATGTCACTGCCGCGGCTCCCGTTACCATGCTGGTGTCTTGCTCACCTTGGCCGAACAGACTCATGAGCCCTGCTGTAGCCTTCTGGGCCAGCTGCTGCGCGGCAACGTCGGCCAGCGATCGGCTGACCGCCTGCAGGAACGATACCGCGGCCTCCTGCAGCGACAGGGTGCCATCTGCGAGACCGCGCAGCGCATCCTGCAT